CTAATTGGACATTCATAGCTCATAGACCAACTAGATTTGTTAAGTATGTCTATGGCTTAGACTTTGGATACAATCACCCCACAGCTCTAGTCAGAGTCTACTACTGTGACAATGATATCTTCATTGAGAATATTATCTATGAGAGCTACCTCACCACTACTCAGCTGATAGAGAAGATGGATAGCTTGAATGTAGATAAGCACATAGAAATCATGGCAGATTACTCAAGACCTGAGATAATAGCAGAGATGAATACAGCAGGCTATGATGTGCATAATGCTAACAAGGTAGTTAAGAAAGGCATAGATAACATCAAGACCTTTGGAGTATTCTGTCAGGAGGATAAGCAGATAATGAAAGAGTATGAGAATTATAAGTGGAAAAAAATAGGTGATCAGATAATGGATGAGCCTGTCAAATTATATGACGATGCTATGGATGCTATCCGATATGCTACCACTTACATTAGGCAGGAGTATTACACTGATGACTCTTACTATGCGTTCTAAACAAAAAGCTAACCTAATGTAATATAGTTATGAGTGATACATTAAAAGAAATAGCAGATAATCTAGGAGTGACTACAATCAATGGTAGCTACCTTAATGGCATAGCTGATTACTATGGAGTAGACCTAGCTACCTCTACTGATTTAATGAAAGATTTATTAACTGCAGTAGGAGGTGATCCATCTACATCTACTGACTATCTCCAGGACATAGTGATAGAGTTAGGTCAAGATACTACAGTCAATGCAAATTGGATGGAGGGATGGCTACTATCTACTACAGGTCCTGTCTTTAGTGATGACAGAATCACTGAGAATGGAGATAGCAGATTCACTGAGGATGCATTGAATGAAAGAGTAACACAATAAATAAATATATATAATGGCAAATAAAAAGATTAGTCAATTAACAGCAAAAGGTACAGCATTAGCTGATACTGACTTATTAGAGATTGCTGAAGATAATGGTGCAGGTGGCTATGATACAAAGTCAGTAACAGGTGCTAACATAAAGAGTGGATTACAACCTACTCTAGTAAGTGGTACAGACATAGTTACTATTAACAGTGCTACATTATTAACTAGTGGTAATGTAAACTTACAAGCTACTCTAGTAAGTGGCACTAACATAAAGACTATTAATAGCAATACTATTTTAGGTAGTGGTGATTTGGTGATAGCAGGAGGTGGAGGAGTTCATGTATTAACAAAGCCTGTATCAGGTAGGTCTTATGGTGTTCGTACAAATGCTACAACAGCTAATAGTTCCTCAACTGTAAGTGCAAATGTTATTGGATTATATCCCTTTGTCCCTGCAAATACAATAACGATTTCAAATCTTCAACTTAATGTAGCAGGAACTTCTGCAACAAATATAAGAATACTTGTATATTCTGATTTAAATGGTGTACCTAGTTCTAAATTAATAGAAAGTACTAACCTTGATTGTAGTACATCAGGAGTTAAAACATTTACTACATCTTATACATTTACAGCAGGTACAGTTTATTGGTTGGGTTGTTATTCAAGTGCGAGTGCTTCAGTAAGTGTACTTGATGCTGCTCAAATGACACCCATATCTACTAATGCTTTTGGTACAGCTTACTCTAGTGTGACTGCATCTGCAACTTTTGGTTCTGCACCATCTACACTTGGTACAGCTACTCTATCCTCATCAACAGCTAATCTATGTGCAATAAATTTAACAGCAGCATAATATGACACAAATAAGAAATGAAATTTATGACAAGGATGGACTTGTTGAAGTAGTTTTCATTGAAGTAGAAGGACCTACTCAAGAGGAACTGATTGCTCAAAAAGAGTCACAGCTCCTTGCTTTGTATGAAGAGTTAAAGTCTCTTAAAGGAGAATAATGCCTAGTACTACAATCATAGCACAGCCTCAGGTACTGATGCCTGCTTATAATCCTATTAAGTATATCATAGATAATACTAATAAGAATGAGCCTGGCTTCAGATACATCTTCACCATCTATCCTGCTGCAGGATCTCACATCCCTGCAAATGTAGTGGCTCAATATAGAGTGCTACCTGTATTCAGCACAGGCTATGGTGAGCAGGATATAAGTAGGCTGATGCAATCATTAGTGACATGGAACTTTGCACCAGGTCAAGTCAATGAATCATGGTATCAATATGATATAGACTTAGGCTATGAGTTTATAGATAACATAGACTATACATCTGACTTAGGACCTGATGGATTGAATACCTTAATTGTTTACACAGCTCATGGCTTTCAAGTAGGAGACCAGGTACTTATTGTACAGGCAGATGGTGGATTAGCTAATCCTGCACTTGAGGGATTGCATACTGTTATCGCTGTAGATAATGCTAATCAGTTTACTGTCAATGTACTTTGGTCTACTATCACTGATGACAGCATCAATGGCAATGTAAGCTATGCTGATCAGAGAAAGACTCAGGTATTGAATGATGAGGTGATAGAAACTATGGAGGTATTTAATGGAGCTTATAGCTTAGGCATCTATGCTCAGGGTGCATTCCCTTACATTGACTATTATGGCATATTAGATCCTAGCTATGCACTAACATCTCTCACGAATCCTAACACCTCAACTACTGCAGCATCTATTACAGATAATATCTTCTATCTGATGTGTAGGGTAGTTAGTGGAGTGGAGTATACTCTTACATACTTTGACATGAATGGTACTCAATTAGGACAGGACAGCCCTTATAATCCTGCAAATGGTTTATATAATTTTCCTATAGATACAGCTACCTATTCTATTACTGAAGATTTTTATATAACAATTAAAGCTAATGATGTAGCAGGTACTGAGTTTGAATACTATTTTAACTATGATGGTAGATGTGCTATCAATGAAGATATATTATACTACTTAGATAGAATGGGATCATGGCAATCTTTTAACTTTCAGCTAAAGACCTATGAGAAAGGGCAGATAAGTAGAGAGATGTATAATCAGCATGTAGATGGACAGGTGACTGATGGTCAATGGGTGTACAGCTCTGATGCTATAGGTAGCAGAACTTATAATATCAATGTATCTAATACTTTAGACTTGAATACTAATTGGATGGACCAATACAATGCTAATAGATTCCAAGAGCTACTGACATCCCCTCAAGTATTCTACTACAATGGCACTGACTATAGAGCTTGCACTATAGACTCTTCATCCTTTGAGAACTTTAGACAGCGAAATAAGAATCTAATTAAGCAATCAGTAACTATTAAGCTAGCTCTTAATACTCCTATCAATGGTTAGGATACAACTTAGCACAGGCTACCTAGATGTCAAAGAGGGTACATCATTCCCTCTGAATTTCCAGGTAGGAGATATTAGAGATATATCTAAGAGACAAGGTAACTTTAGTAAGACCATTACTCTAGTAGGTAATAACAATAACAATACTCTGCTGAATCATTACTATGATGTAAACATTCAAGCTGGCACTTTTAATATTAATACGCTCACTAGCTGTGATGTTATTCAGGATGGTATCCCTGTTATGACAAACGCAACTCTTCAGCTCATTAACATTAGAAAGTCACAGCTCACATCAGCCTATGAGCAGATGGTGGAGTATGAGGTATTGATTAAGGAGGATAGAGGTACATTCTTTACTGACATCTCTAATAAGTATTTGAGTGACTTAGATTTCTCAGACTTAGATCACTATATAGATCCTGCAGAGGTAATCAATAGCTTTGACCATACAGTTAATAATGGCTATAAGTATGTGATGCCATTTAACATAGACAATCAGTATCAGTTTAATTGGTTTAAACCTGCTATCTATGCTCAGACTTACTTTGATAGAATCTTTGCTAGCTCAGGATACTCATATACTTGGGATGGACTAGCAGCTGCTAACTTTGATAAGCTACTGATACCTTATAATGGTGATCAGAATATAGTGGATTGGAATGATTATAAGGTAGTGGCAGATGGTGAATTGAATCACACTATAACCCAACCTCTTTATAATTGGTATGCAGGGACACAAATAGCAGGCTCTGCTGATATAACTACAGGATGGACTGAGATATCAGATCCTGCTAATATATTTAATCCTGGTAATGGACAGTACACTACTCCTCAATGGGTAGGTGATGGCTCAGGTGAATCTTATGTATATACTGCAACAGTATCAGGTACGGTTAGCTTAGATGCATCAGTTAATTCTAATTTTAATAACTCATTTATTTACAGATACAATCCATTTTTAAGGGTAAAAGTAGATGGTAATTATAATGTTAAATGCTATTCAAGTTCTATTGATATTACATCAGCTACTTATACTGCAGGAGTAACACAAATAGGAACTATAAATACTGTATTCACTTTCAATGCTACTACTGATGGTATAGGAGGGATAGATATACCTGATATACAGATAGTAAATGCAGGAGTAGATCTTCAAAAAATATTAGTAGCTAATGGAAGTTTAGCAAGTTCTCAAAATTTAATATGGGGAGATGTAAATACAGCAGCAGCTACTTTTACTCCTCCTGAAATAATCTTAGACCTTACATCCATAAACCTAACAATCAGACCATCTGATAACATCCCATTTAACAGTGGTATCACTACCATGAATACCTTTGTACCTGAGAAGATTAAGCAATCGGATTTTATTAAGAGTGTATTCATGATGTACAATCTTTATGCTACTCCTGATATTGAGAATGAGAATAACCTAATACTAATCGCTAGAGATGAGTACTATGATTCAGGTAAGGCAGTAGATTGGACCAACCTACTAATGAAAGACAAAGAGCAGTCTATGATCTTTAT